CCTTGAACTCTTTGATAGATCGTAACGAGTCAGTACCAAGAACAGTTTTGTTTGTAGTAACAACAGTGTGACCTTTACGTGCAGCAATACGTCCTCTCTTGTCAATCACAGCATTGTCTGCAATCTCAGCAAAAGACGGATCTTGAGCCAGCGGCGAATCTTCGGTGTTAACACCTTTAAACGCCGGAGCTACAAGATTGATACTCTTAAGTTCTTGAGCCATATCAGATAGTCCTAAATACCATCTCTTCAGGATGCTTTGCTGCGTCAATAGCAATAGCGTCAGACAAGTACTGGTTAGCAATAGTGAAGTACTCAGCAGTAGATGTACCACCTGTCTCACCACGTTCACGTGCCAGCAGTGCTACAGCAAGATGTATTACTGGCTGTGCAGGAACAAGCAACACATCAGCATTAGCACTGAGATCTGCTTGTCGCTTAACAGTGTCTACACGTATACTGTACACAGCGTCTGGTGTTGGGCCTACAAGGATCTGAGTATCACCACTGGCGTCTAGACCGTTATAGGTAAAGTACCGTGGTGCGCCCTCTGCTGCGCTGCTAATGTACAACTGTTCGTTAAACCAATCCTTAGTCTGATACTCCATAAAACAGTTTTCAGTGTCGTTAAGCATTGACATAACTTTAATGTTGTCACCACCACCTGTCAGCGAGTATGTGTTATCTGACGCAGTAGTGGTTATTGTTATAGTTTCACGCAACGCAGACCAATCAGCAGCCTGACCAACCAGTGTCTTAGCGTCATTGATGAAATCACCTACCATCTTAACGTAGGTAGTACTAGTAACAGACGATGTTTCCTCTTCACGAAGTCTGCGTAGTACACTGTTCATAAGGTTAAGGTATGTCATACGAGCATTCCTGTTTGTCTACCAATAAATTTATTAAGTTCACTTGTTGCGTCTTTTTCTTGTATAGGACTTAGCGACAACGGTGTTAGTGGTTGGAACGGGCTAAGACCTTTAAGGAACGGATCAAACTTTACAGGCTGTCGTGGCATTGCTGCTGCAATCTCCTGCGCTGTAGGCTGTGCAGCTGCTAGACCTAACAAGCCTGCACCTAGTGCTTGACCTAACTGACCAATGCCTTCACCTACGCCAGCTACTTGCTCCCCAAGACCTGATACTTGTTCACCAAGACCTGATACTTGTTGCTGTACTTGTTCAAACTGCTCACCAAATTGAGACTGTAAACCGCCTTCAACCTCTGCAAGTTGTTGCAATACACCAGCTTCTACACCTGTAATCTGTTCTAACAAATTAGCTTCGGTGTCAGATAAGTTTGTAGCAAATCCTTGCTCTGCTTCTTCAAGACGCTCTGTTAATGATTGTTCAGTTTGTTGTGTTGTTTCTTCAACTAATTCACGCAGTGCAGACTCTTGTGTTAACATGCCTTCTTGAAGGGCTTCAAAGTTAACATTTACTAACAACCCAATACCTTCAAGATCAAGACCTAACTCATCAAGCCTATCTTGAGTGCGCTGATCAAGATCTTCAATGTCTCCGCCTACGTTAATTAAATCAGTAGCAATGTCAGCTACCTCTTCGGTTAACGTACCAAGTTGACCGCCAAGAACTGCACGTTCCTCTTCAGCAACTTCTAGTTCTTCTCTAACGCCTTCTTGATACGATTCAAAATCAGAAGTAAGTGTATTTTGTACATCGCTTAGTAAATCAACAACTTCTTCTTGAGTTACTGAAGCAGGAAACTCAATACTGTTTATAGCTGCAGAAACAATGTCGTTAACTTCATTAGCAGTTAAATCTTCAGGCTGTGTTGCTAACTGTTCCTGTACAATGTTAAGCACCTGATCAGCTGTAACACCTTCTGGGAATTCAATACCGCTAATAGCTGTGTTAACAATACCTTCTACTTCTTCAGTACTGAGTGTATCTATTTCTGGAAACTCTATGCCAGCAATAGCAGTGTTTACAATTTGAGTAACTTGATCCTGCGTTACACCTTCTGGAAACTCAATATCACCAACAGCTTGATTAACAATTTGATTAACCTGCTCTTGAGTTACACCTTCTGGAAACTCTATATTGGCAATCGCAGTATCAACAATGTTGCCTACCTGCTCTTCGCTAATGCCTTCAGGTATGTCAATACCTGCTACTGCGGCATCTACAATATTTTGTACTTGCTCAGTAGATACTGCTTCAGGGAACTGAATATTTGAAACTGCTTGATCAACAATTCCTTGAACATCTTGTGCGCTAATTCCTTCAGGAAACTGTATTCCTGCAATGGCTTGGCTAACAATGTCACTAACTTCATTTTGAGTCAAACCTTCAGGAACGTTAGCAATTTGTTGCTGTACGATTTCTTGCACTTGCTCAGCAGTAACGCCTTCTGGGAATTCAATACCGCTAATAGCAGTATCAACAATAGACTGAACCTCTTCATTACTTAAGGTGTCTACCTCAGGAAACTCAATGTTCCTAATAGCTTCACTAACAATCTGATCTACATCTTCTGTGCTGATTCCTTCAGGAAATTGAATACCACTAACTGCTGTATCAACAATTTGTTGTACTTGTTCAGGCGTCATACCTTCTGGAATAACAATCCCGCTAATTGCTTCGTTGACAATATCTTGTACTTGTTCTGGGCTAGTGCCTGCAGGAATACCACTAACAGCTTCATTAACAATATTTTGTACTTCTTCAGTCGTTATACCTTCAGGTATTTCAATAGAACTTACAGCGTTATTAACAATGTCTTGTACTTGCTGCTCAGATAACGTATCGGCCTGCGGTATAGAAGAAACTGCGTCATTGACTATTTGTTGAACTTGTTCTTGAGTTAACGTCTCAGGCTGTTCAATACTGCCTAGTGCGTTAGCAACAACTTCTTGAACCTGATCAATAGTAATATTCTGTTGGCCTTCAAACTCCTGTCTAAACTCATCCATATAGTCGCTAAACAAATCTTCAATAACAGAAACTTCTAAGCCTGTAGCTTCTTGTGTTGTATCAGCAAGTATGTCTTCTTCTGGTAAAGTTGGAGGCTCAATTTCAATTGGAAGATCAGGCTCTGGCTCTTCTTGTGTAGGCTCAGGAAAATCAATTTCAAACTCTGGCTCTTCAAGAGGTGTGTCAGGTTCTGGCTGTACATTTTCTAATATTTGATTGACTAACTCTGAGTTAACGTCATCTGTATCTTCGTCTCTTGCTTCGTTTACATTCTCATTAACTTGATTAACCACCTCTATAGCTTCTGGTGTTTGTTGTGCCAAGTTAACAATGACGTTTTGCCAGCTAGGATCGGTTATGTCGCTAATGTCTATATTGCCTACCTGATTAGCTACTTGCTCATAAAAGTCAGCCATTGCTAAGTCGCCTGCGGCCCTAGCTTCATCTGCTTTTGTAATGTAATCCATTTGAACTTGATTTCTAATTTCATCTGGATTTGTGTTATTAGAATCAAATAAAGAACCAATAAACTCTTGCGCTCCTGACATAGCAGCAGCAGTGAAAACATCACTAAAGTCTACTTCGCCAGTAAGTATTAACTGATTAGCAGCACTAGCAATTGCACCAGCAGACGCATTAGCAATTATAGCAGACGTAGATCCAGCAGTAGCTCCTGCAGCTGTTAAGGCTTCTGCCCAAGCTGGAGCGCCAACAAGCGATATAAACAAAGCAGTTCCTGCTTTTATGTAGTCGCCTACGTTCATATGGTCATCTACTTTATAAGTCTTTACATAGGCAGAACCATTCCACTCGTATTTGTCGCCATCATCATTATAAATAGTAGAATTAACGCCGTACTTTTTTAACAATGCTTGGTTAGCTTCAGAGTTAACCCAACGATCGTAAGCAGTTTGTCTAGAAGTACCTACAGATGCTTCTATATTTTCAATGTTTTGCAGGGGATCGCTAGGATCAACAGTAAGATCTGCATCTCCTTCAAAAAGCATCATTTGATCTTCAGTTAAACCTGCTTCTGTTACTCCCTGATCAACCCAATTACCTACGTCATAATCACCTGACTGAATTAGTTGCTCTCGCTCAGTCATATAAGAAAGATAATTATTAAAGTTTCCAAAAGCATTCTGAAGCATTCCAGAGCTATCAGCATTAAAGTACTCTTGTAGCTCAGCTTGAGTTAATTGTGTAGAGTCTCCTCTATTATACAAAGCTGCTGGATTAGCATCACCAGTTTCATCACCTCTAAAGAATGTAAACGTAGTTACACCTTCGGATTCTGGTGCAAGTTCTTTTGTGTCTTGTAAAGGCTTAGGTGGCGCTAGTTCTGCTTCTGGCTCAGGTGCTGGTGCAGGCGCTGGTGGCGCAGCGTTAGGGTCAAACGGTCCAGTTTCACCGGGCTGAGTTTTTGTAGGATCACTGCTAGGCATACCTACAGGACCAGTTTGTTGCGGTGCTGGAGCAGGCGTCGGTACTGGAGCATTAGGATCAAAAGGCCCAGACTCTCCCGGCATCTGCTTAGGTGGTGTACT